TGATATTTGTTGGATGAATATTTTGAATTTTTATAAAATTCTATTGCTTTTTTTGAATTAAAGTTTGAAGAAAAATCTAAATTTTTATATTTATCAGTATAAATTGTAACGTGTAAATCATTAAAAATTTTGTAATAATAATTATTATTTAAAGCAAAACCGATAGCATATCTTGTTATATCAGAGTTATTTGTAGTTAAATCTATATCCATAATATTATTATATAGATTTAAAGCCAAATCTCTTACATATCCACCAACTATTAGTGGTGTATCAATATGATTATCTTCTGCAAATTTTCTTAAACTATTTGATAATTCTTGATCCATCTTTGTTTACTTTATTCTGTTTTTGGAATTTCTGGATTTATATCTGATTCATTTTCAGATGGTATTTCTCTGCCGCTCTCTTTTGCCTCAAGCAATACCTTCGCATTTGCAAGCTGTCCCATCATTTTTGTTACACGAGTTAGTGCGTAAGAATAGCCATCAATTAGCTTACTTTGAGCTTCTGCTAATTCAGGAAACATTGCAGCTATACCTATCTTGTCTAACATTATGTCGAATTCTGCTAACAATCTAATGATTCTCCTATCAGATAACATGCCAGCTACTTCGTCTAACTTTGTTGCGGCATCATCAAGTTTTACATCGCCAATTATTCCATCATATTCGCCTTCGCTTGGACCAGGTATTGGTTTAACATCTCTTATATCTACCGGCTCTACATCATCTGGTCCTGGTATTGAGTCCTTAAATTGCTGCTCTGGATCCTTCTCTACGGCAGCTTCTCCGGCACTTGGCTGACCAGCTGGCTCTGTGGCTACATCTTGTCCTGCGGGAGCAGGAGCAGCACTTTCTGTCGAAGGAATGGGCGGCTGAGGTGCGGCGGCATCTTGTGCAGTCTTTATTAATAAATCTGATGCATTTTTAATTATTGGTCTTGAATTATTTTTTGCATACTTTCTTAAGGTATTTGCAAATTGATATGTTAAGTCCTCTGCTGTAGATACTAGCTTTACACCCTTAACTTTGTGACTAAATGTTAACAATAATTGTGATAATTCTAAAAATTCATCTGGAGATAAATTATCAGATTCTCTTAGTAATTTATCAATTCTTCTGCAAGCTGTATTTACTTTTGCTTTCCATATTTTTAATTCATCAGATTCAGATATTGGCTTTGCTGTATCTATTTCTGAATTGAAATCTGATTCAGCTCTATTTGCAGCAGAATTAAAACTACTGCCAGGTAAGTCGTATGCTGTATGGCTATAATTGCCGGCTGATTGACCGAGATTTCCAGTATATAAAGCTTTCTTTTTCATATTAATATCCTTAGATGCATATTTTAAGTTCTCACCATTATAATAGAACTTAAACCATGTTTTAAAATTAGTATCTTCTTCTATGCTTTTATCTAAAGTTTCAGAATATTTTTCTACCAAATTTAAAACTGATTCCCCAGTTTTCTTTGATTCTAAATATATCTTATATACAATATCTAGCCATTTTTTTAAATCATATTCCTGATGAACTTCCACTCCAGTTGAGTTGTTTGGATATGCAACTTTCTTTATCTGTTTTGTTTCAAGAACATTTAAAATAGTCCAATAATAAGCATCATTAAAATTAGATATATTTCCATATGAAAATTTTGATATATCCTTTATACCAAGGCTTCTTGCAGCCTTCTTGGCTATTATTTTCTGGGCTATGGTAAAACTCATTTACTCTTTTTTTCCCATTCTTCTTTTAATTGTTTTATTCTAGCTATCCATTCTGTTTTATTTTTCAAGGGTTGTTTCATCATTTGTGATTCTATATAATTTAAATATTCTAAATATTTATTTTTTTTAAATAAATCAAATTCAGAAGTTCCTCTTTCTAACTCTATATTTTCTATAATCCATTTAGAAAATGAAACTCTACTGTTTAAATCACTAAGTTTAAAAACTTTTACTTCTTTACCATCAAGTAACATCTATTACCTGCCTTTTTGGATCTAAATCCTGATAGACATCTAGCTGCCTCATTTTGTAGCTTACTTTGTCTACAAAAATTGGAATTAATTTTGGATCCATCTCTCTTAATATTTCCAGAATAGTTTCTTTTAAAATTCTAGCATGTTCATTTACAACATTAATATTAATGTTATGTTCTATCTTTTTATCAGCAACTCCTTCTATATACTTCTTCCAATCTTGCATTAATCCTTTCATAGTATTTACATATTCTAGAAACATTTTATCTTCTTTTATTGATCCGCCTGTTTCAAGTATATTAAAATAATATTCTATTCTTGAGTTAACTAATCTATCCATTTCTAGCAATCTTCTGGTTACATCTAATTCTGATGATGCAATTTCATCTATTTTTTGCCTATAAGCATTAGAGCTTTGCACTATCATTTTTGTTTCTATTTCTAGATTTTTCTTATCAATTTCTGTTTTTTTATTTTTAATATCATCTAAGACATCACCTTTTATATTTAGATTTTCAGATCTAAATTTTTGAAGAGTCATATATGATATCTGTAGTCTTTTAGATCTCGGATATTTTTTCTCTAGCCAAGATTCAATTTCTTTTAAAGATTCGCCAGACAATAGTTTTTCTATTATCTTTTCTTTATCTGGATGATTTATTATTTTTGAACTCATATTACCTCAAAACTAAAATTGCCCACTTAGATTTTACTCTAAATGAGCAAATTGATTATATCTTTATATAATATTATTTATTAGACAAAGATAAAGCAGCATTTAATATATCTCTTGATCTTTCTTCATCATGCTTTGCAGCCTCTGGGTCATCAAGAAGATTTTCCTCATAGTCCATTGCATTATTTCTTAAAAATTCTGCTATATCTGAGCATGCCTCATCACCACAGCTACCTTTCAAAATAGATGCTATAGCATCTACATGCACTGATCCCTCCGGGCTATACGGATCGGCATATGGAATTCCCATAAGTATTGTTGATGCCAGATCTTTGCATGAGTCTGTTAAAGACTGAGATATTTTTAATAATATAGAATCTATAACTGAGGCTTCTTTTGTAAGGCCCGCTTTATCTAATCTATTTGCAATTGAAGCTAACTTTGAATATGTATCAACTTCCATATTTTCAGGAGTTATATCCATTGGTTTGTCTAGATTCTCTGCAAAATTTTTATCAGATATATTATTTTCAATGTATTCATTTATTTCTTTACAAACATTATCACCACATTTTGTGGATAACATACTTGTTAAAGTTACCTTTAAATCTTCATCAGTTGGATTTGTATAAGGACTTCCAGTAAGTAATGTTACTGCCAGTCTTTCACATGGATTATACATATCTTGTGACATTTTTAGTAGAACAGAATCTATAAAAGAAGCTTCCTTGTAAAATCCGGATGAGTCTAGATTATTAGCAAGGGTGACTAAATCTGTTTGCAAATCTACGGAACCTCCATTAAAGACCCTTCCATCAGAAGTTATAAATCCTTCGTTATAATCAAACACCTCTCTTGTATTTGGATCTTGGAATACTCCTGTTGAAAGTCTTTGAGCTTGAACACCTGGCCTTCCAGGAACATATCGAGTAGATAAGCTTGATGGCTTATCACTTTCTGGTTTGTATGCATCTTCATGCTCTGGACCTACTCCATATAACTTACTCTGATCAACAGGCTTTCCACCACGATTTGATATATAGCTATCCCTTGTATTATAGTTAGCTACTTCTGACTGGAAGTGTTGAAACAATCCATGCTGATCTTTTGCTGCATTTTTTTTCATGATATTATAACCTTAGATGTATTTACTAGAACACCATCCAAACCATCTCTTAGAGACTTCCTCATTGGTACTGGCCTGCCCTTTGAATCAAAATCAACTTTTGAAGCTGGAAGTCCAAGCTTTGGACAGTATGGCTCTACTGATGTTTTTAACCAAATCATATCGCCATTTTTTAAAGCACTCTTTATCAATTGATCTCTGGAATCACCATCTGATGCATGCTTTAATAGTTTTGAAAACTTTTCTAATGAAAATAGATATGTTTGAGAATCAAACTTTGCCTGAATAACAGATAGCGCTTCTTCTGCAGATCTTAAATCACCAAAGCTTATTCCATTAATCATTCTATCTAGAAGCTGATCATGAGACATTCTCTCCATTGACTCTAATTCTCTAGATACTTTTTCTATTCCATTCTTTGCAGCAGACTTTACCAGTGCTTTTAGTGATTCACTATTTAGCTTATATATATTTCCATTTAAATCAAATGTAGATGGAATTATTGGCCTACCAGATGCGAATTCGACTGGTATATTAACCTGAACTCTGCCATTTGATGTTGGTACATCTACTGCAAATTTTATAGATTTATCATCTGATGATGCTATTCTGATTTGTGGGTTTGTTATTCCAAAGCCCTTCATTTCTACTTCTAGAACTTTTGATGCTAATCCAATTTGATCTTTTGAGTATTTTGAATGAGCTGCAACTAAGCTTGTTTCTAGCTCTGCAAATTTTTCTAATGCAACCGGAACAACAACAGAATCAACTACGAAGTCATTTGTAACTCTTTGTGATTCATAAGAATTTCTAGATGCTTTCTTTTTAAAATTCTGTTTATCTTTTAAGTAAACATATAGATTTTCTTTATTTAATTTGACTAAATCATTATCCTGAATAAAGCTATCAGGAATGGATGGCATGCCACTCATTATTTTTACAGGTATTGATACATCTACCTGGGTATGATCTGATGTATCAACTGATGCCTTACATAGTATAAAGTGCTCATTATGATGTACAGCTGAAACAGCAGTTGGATTAACACCAAGTGATGTTAGTTGAACTTTTGCAAATTTTTCAGCCTTCTTAATTATATTATCTGATAATGCTGAGAAAGATTTTTTATTAAGTGAAAACAGGCCTTCAAACTCTTTTGATGCCTCTGTATCTACTGGAGATTTAAACATTCCAGTATCATAAGCAATTCTCGCTGTAGATGCATCTTTCTCTATTTTTGGTTCAGCCTTATCAAAAATAAGATCTCCAAGCTCTCTTCTAAATCTATCTCTACCACCACCAAGCCCTGAAAGCTCATGGTATAGTGCGGTTAGTTGGGATTGATTTACAAACTGATTTGTCTTTGCAACTTTTTGAATTACATCCCTATAGTGACCTATAACTGGATCACCAGAATGTCTAACGGCAGCTTTTTCCAGTCTGTCCAAAACATAGTTTGTTGGATAGCTTTTTCCATTTTGGAGTTTTTCTAGTGCTTTCTTTGCTTCTCTTGCTATATTTTTAATATCTTTCATTTTTTATTCCTTATACAAACTTTTTAAGTTCTGGAAATACACTTGTAAGTGCTTCTTTTTTTGACTTAGTTTGAGAACTAAATACATTTTTTACAAAATCATTACTTTCACTTACTTCCTCTAAAAGTGCGTCCTTAAATGTAAATACATCATTTGTAGAAAATCCATATTCATCTGATGAAAAATTACAAACTGGAACATTCTTATAAGCAAGAGTTACAATTTTTCCATCATAACTTGATACAGCCGACCAATCTCCACCTTCCTTTACTCCATACTTTGGATCAGAGCTTCTAACTAAAAAGCCATCCTCAACTTTCCATAGATCGTTATATTGGTCGTTCATTACCTTGTATAGGTCAAAGGCAACCTTTTTTAAACCAACTGCTTCAGTTAGTGCTATCTTATTTTTCTTACTTACATCATTCAATCTTTTTTGATAAAGCTCAAATAAGACGCTATCTAATTCTTTCATATTTTATTCTCCAAAAATGATAATATTTATTAATAGATAATATTATTAATATAATTAATATTATATATAGGAAATATTAATATGAACCATGTATCATTACCAAAAATATTTTATGTTTATGTTCCAAATAATCTTTTGGGACCAAATATGCCAAGTGGATTTACAAGGGGAATACTTCATGGCATTTATGCCAGAGAATCTCAAGCCATATTAACAAACATATTACTAGAGTCTGGCGCTCACTGGTCTGGCATTCCACTTCATCTATTAACATTTGAAGAAAAATTAATAAACAATAAATTATTTTCCCAATCAGATCTGCAACCCTGGGGAGCTATGGGTACTGAGTTATCTGTATCAAATATGATGTATCTTAATGGATTAAGAGTAAAGATGAGAATGATTGAAGCTGAGGGAAGGCACACCGGAATTATAATAGATTGGAAGGATGGATTCTCAATTTACCCACAAGAGCACAAGCCATTAAGCATGATACACCTTGATAATGGCCAGATTGCAGCTATTCCAAATAATTACTTTACCATTGAAGATCCACACTTTACGGTTGAGTCTGAATTAACAAAGTTTTACAAAAGGGGAGAAGTAATTTATTGGGAAAAATAATTTTAATATAGCTCAGAAAACAAAGGAATGTAGGCATCATCTTGAATATTATTTGATTTTGACATTTCATCTAATATATCTTTTATTTTAGGTTGATTAAAGCATATTTTTTTAAGCTTTTTTACTATTCCACCATATCTCTTTTTTTGATTCTTATAGTCAATATTTCCATGCATAGCCTTGTGTACGGCAGATTGGGTTATTCCTAGATGATCAGCTATCTCATTTTGAGTTTTACCCATTAATCTCATAAATAATATCTTTTTCTGATGCTCGGTTAGTACGTTTCCATGTATTACTTCATATAGTTCTTCTAAAAGTTTTTCTCTTAAATCGGTCATTTTATCACTATAAGAATTCTCCTTCAGAATATGTGATATGCCTCTATTTTCTGAGAAATTAGAAAGTTTCTCATAATCAAAAGAAACTTCAACTATTTTATATTGATATGATTTACTATTTTTTTTCATCCCCAATCCTCTGGAATAATTTGTTTAAATTCTTTTAAAAAAGAAGATTTGTTTTTAAATGGATTTGAAAAATATTCATCAACATCTTTATATGGTTTTGGTATCTTCAAAAATCTTAATTTTATTCCTTTGTTTAGATATTTTAAGTAAATTCTTTCTGCAGACTTTTGTCCTGCCTCATCTGAGTCTAAAATAAAGGTAATTTTATCACAATATTTTGATAATTTAAAAAAATGATTTTGTGAAAATGCTGTACCACAAATTGCAACAGAATTATCCAAACCTCTTTGGGTTAGTGCAATTTGATCAAAGTAACCTTCAACAACATAAACATTATTAGATTTTATAATATTTTCCTTAGAAAAGTTCAAACCAAATAAAAAATTTGCTTTTTTAAATGAAGAGTTTTTATACTTTGGCAAGCCAAGATATGATCTTTCATCATCATTCATCATAACCCTACCGCTTATACCGACTGGCTCGCCATATTCGTTTATAAGCGGTATTGTTAGGTAGAAATGATTTGAGAAATCACTATGCTTATAGCTAGATATAATATTTGTATTAATTAGAACTTCCTCATCAACATATTCTAATAACTTAGATACATTTTGAGGAAAGTATCCAATCATATATTTTTTTATTAGAGAAAAGCTTAATCTTCTATCTTTTCTAAGATAGGAAATGCACTTATCAGAATTCTCTAAATTCTGATCACATATATTTATTAGCTTTAATAGCTCATCAGTTTTATTTTTCATTTTTCTCTAAAATATAAAAGATTATTTTTTATTACCTTCAAAATCTGTTTTTTGGCTTTCTTCAAGCATCTTAACCATAAACGATGTAATGTTTATCAAGCAAGATTCCTTACAGCCCTTTCCAGATACTCTTCCTGCGGATATTTCAGTTTCTACATCTTTTTTACATGTTTTGCAGTTAAAAACAAACGCTTTCTTTTTATTTATCTTCTTTATATCTCCCATGTTTTTCATGGAAATTTTTGCAAACTCAGAAATTCCAACTATATTTTCTCCACACTTATTACATATTACATTGTTTGTCTCTATATCCAGAGAACCATCCGTTGTTCCATCGCTAAGCTTGCACCCTCTATTACAATTAACTAGCATATTTTACTCCTCAATATCGCTAAATGGATCCTCTGTTTCTGAAGTTTCTTGTATCTCAGATGATGTCGCCTCAGATCCAGACATATAGAATTCTCTTATTGAAGATTCTAGAGTCTGCAGATTTTCTTCGCAATATTTTATTGCTGCATCTCTGGACGCTAGTTTTTCACCACCTATTACATAGCTTCTATTATTTGGCCTTTCAAACATACCTAGTTTTACTCCAAGATCAAGTATCTCCTCTCCAAGCCTTGAAACACCAGATCTGAAGTCTACAAAAAATTCTGCAACTTTAAATGGTGCTCCTAGCTTATTTTTTGTAATTTTTGCCCTAATCTTATGTCCTTGCTTTTCCTCTCTTGAATCTAAAATTAAATTATCAGCACCGGACATTGGACCAACCTCAACCATCACGGAACATGCGTGCTTTAAAGCTTTTCCGCCTGGTGTATCTTCTGGGTTTCCAAACATTTGGCCTGGATTTACTCTAACTTGATTTATACCAATCATTGCAACATTTGCTTTTGCAATTCCAGGTGTAAGCTTTTTTAGCTCTACAGTTAAGAATCTTGCAACTGCGGCTACAAGAGCCTTACCTACATCGGCCTCTATTTCCTGGGGAACCTGTAAGTTTGCTATAGAATCTAGAACAATTATGCCCATTCTGCCGCAGTCTAGAGTAACTTTTCTTTTTGTATCTGGATGAACATAAGATATAGTCTGTCCAGATGCTATCATATCAAATAATCCAGGTACTTTTGTTAATTTTCCATTTGCTGCATTCTTTTTAACCTTTCCTACTAGACCTCCAAATATTTTGGCTGCTTCATTACTTTTAACTAGATAAACTCTGTCATTATCTACTCCAAACTTTGCAGCCCACTCTGCACTATAAGTATACTCTGCATCCAAAAATGCAGCACAGTTATCTGGATGTTGAGACTGCCATTCAGCTATAGCAAGTAGGGCTAGTAATGTTTTTCCAGAGCTTGGCGCTCCAGCTAATTGAATCATCCTACCTCTTGCCCAACCACCAACACCCAGCGCTCTATCTAGGGATGGGCTTCTGGATTTTATTATATCTGTTTTAACAACTTCATCTGGCCTAACTACAGCATTTTCACCAAAGAGGTCGTCTAGTAACTTCCAGGCTTCTCCCTCAGACATTATTTTTTCTTCACCTTTGGCCATTTTATTCTCCTAATATTTATGGTTTAAGTTTGATTTCTCTGGTGGTCTCCATCCGGCTGGCGGCTGCCAATCAGATGGATTTTTTGGTTGATCCGAAACCACCGCTTCCGTATTTATAAGCAGCAATGCTATGCTTGTCGAGTTTTCTAGAGCTGTTCTTGTAACTTTTTTGGGATCAATGACTCCAGCCCTTACCAGATCCTCCCACTTACAAGTCGATGCATTAAATCCAATATCGCTATCAAGATTTTTTAAAGCTTCGCATAGAACCTCATCTGGATTCTGATAAGCGTTTATGGAAATTTGTCTTAAAGGTCTTGAGCAAGAATCTAGCAAAACTCTTGCTGCATCTCTTATTTCTGAGCCAGCAGAGTTTATATCAACCATTGCTGCAGCCTTAAATAAAGCCATACCACCACCTGGTACATATCCTTCATCTATAGCAGCTCTAGTTGCTCCAAGCGCATCATCTAGTCTATCTCCCTTTTCTCTTAATTCTAACTCTGTATTATATCCGACAACTATTACTGCTGCCTTATTATTTAGGAAATCCATCCTGCTTTTTATATCAACTCTATCAGATTCGCCTATGATCTTCATCAGGTCTTCTCTGTAGATTTCCATTTTTGATAGCAGCCTGGCTTCATCTTTTTTTGATTCTAGTATTTTTGTATCATATCTACCAACTATTACTCTTTTTGCAAATCCAATATCTGATTCTGTTACATCCTGTGGTTCTAAACCAAAATCTTGACCTATTACCTTGGCTCCCAATAAGATTGATAAATCATCTAACCATTCTTTACTATTTCTAATATGATGTGGAAGCTCTGTTGCTACACACTTTAACCTTCCTAGCTTATTATTTGTAACAAGCGCTGCTAAAGCCTCCTGTTTTAGAGATTTACATATAAGCAATAATGGAGTCTGACTTTCACTTAATTTGTTTAAAATGTTTAACCAACCAGATGTTATAGATGTTAAATCATGTGTCGTTATTATTACTGCTGCATTTTGCAGTACAACATCAGGATTTCCATCTATTGAAAAGTTTGGTGTTATATATCCTTTTTTATATTCTATACCATCAGTAACCCTTACGTATGAGGCCGTTCCAGGTGATGCCTCTGCTGTAACTGTGCCATTTAATCCAACTTTTTCAAAAGCATCAGCAATTAGTGAACCCATCTCTTCATCATTATTTGATGATATAGTTGCTATACTTCTTAGTGAAGAATAATCATTAACTGGTGTCGCCATTTTATTTAAATTACTAATAACCTTGTCTCTTGCCCATTCTAGACCTCTTTTTAAGTATAGAGGATTATAGTTGTCCTCTATTAGCTTATTACCTCTAGAAAATATTTCATGAGTTAAGACTGTTGCTGTTGTTGTTCCATCTCCAGCTATATCAGCGGTCCTTCCTGCGGCCTCCTTTACAAGCTGACAAGCAAGATTTTCAACTGGATCTTCTAATACGATCTCTCTTGCAACGGAAACGCCGTCCTTTGTTATTACTGGGTTTCCAACAAATTTTTGAAGAATAACATTCCTACCCTGCGGACCCATTGTTACTGCCACAGTCTTTGCAAGCTTATCAACACCAGCTTGTAACCTTTCCCTAGCTTCCCTATTGTAATGTAAATCTTTTGCCATTATTGCTCCTAATTATTGAAGATATACCTACTGCTACAGCGTCAGCTTCATCATAAGTTTCTTTTTTTATTTCGTTTTTTTTATTTAAGTTTACAGTGAAAGATGGAATCTTTTTTATAAACTCAAAGCATTCTTCTTTTGAAGTTATTTTTTCATCAAAGGTTTTTGAAATCAAACTTCTTATACTTAATACTGATAATCGATCTGGATCTTTATCCAGCTCTTCTATGCAGGCCATTGTCATAGCCTCATTAAAAACCGACAGAACAACTATCGTTTTTGCGGTACTTCTGCCTTTTGAGAACTTAGTCACATATTCTTCTATTGCAACACTATCTGGCTTTAAATCTTTAATTAAAGATTTCAGTAGATATTGTGACTTTAATGCCCTCCTGGCCAAGGATAAATCTGATTTTGGTGGCTTTATATGGCCGTGTTTTATAACCTTTATTAAACCTTCAGATTCGCTTATTAATGACCAACCTATTGTTGTCGATGATACATCTAATGATAGAACTTTATGCATAAAAACCCTCGCAATGATTTTACTCTATGCGAGGGTTTTTATCTTTATTTATTTAGAATCAGTCTTCAAATTCAAAGTCAAATTCATCTCCTTTTGGTTTCTGTCCAGCCTGCTTTTGAGCGGCAGATTTTGAAGAACCTTTGCCAGTATCGTCCCATCTCATGTATTCCATGATATCTGATGAGTTTGCTGGTGCAATTACTTTATCAAGATTTATTCTATCATTGAATTCTTGGAACTTAGACTTTAACTCACTGGGGATTGCCTCATGTGGATTTGGAGTTACGCTATATAATGGCTGAGTACCTTTTGGCGCTCTTGTAATAGTAATGTCATATCCGGTTACCTTTCCCCATCTCTTGTTTGAATATAGAGATTTAATACCATTAAATACCTGTGGTCCAATCTCTAGAGCTTTAAAGGTATTGTCTCTACGATCCAATACTTTAACCAGCCATCTTGCAGAGCGTTTAAACCCAGAATCCTCTAGCCTTCTGACCATTGCAGAATCATCTACTGGACTATTAAATTTACGCTTGCTTCCATCTGGACCATTACACCAGTGAATATAGAACTGAATTGGATTACTCATAATCCTTACGGTATTTTCGCCCTCTTCTAATCTCATGAAATCAGATTTGCCACTTGATGAATCTGCACTGTTCCATTCTACTTCGCCAAAAAACATGTTTGCTCCTGTACTTTTTTGTGGATTGTTGATTGCTTTGTGGATTTCCGCACATTGCGGAATTCTTATGAGTCTTGACTATTCCCACTCAATATCATCTGTATTTACTTCTATATTTTGAAGTGATTTTACCACTGGGGTTTCCTCAAATTCAAAAGCACCAAAAGTTAAATTACTTGATCTCTCGATTGGGTAGTCTCTCTTAAGAAACGTTTTAAAGGTATAATGCCATCCGAAATAATAGTTTGCTTTTCCTTCGAACCACTTTTTGGTTGCTTTTGCAATAGTTAGCTTATTGCAAAAGGTAATAAAAGTTTCATCTGATTGTGCAAACCACTCTTTATCTTTTGCAGTCTTATGTCCATCTACTTTAGACTTTACTAAGGCCGCATCTGACCAAGCTTTATTTTTTTGTGTTTCACAGTAGCCTATATATCTATCCAAAAGTGCTATCTTTTCTTGACAGAAATTCTGCGCCTCTAGTGTAAGAATTAGACCCTGCTCTGCTATGTTGGCATCAACTGTACCATTTTTTGGTACTAAAATTATTTGGTTTAAAAAATCTACATCAATTTCTTCTGGAGAGAAATCTTCTATGCTTAGAAAATCTTTAATTTTCTTCATCCCCCCTCCTTCTCCATCATGGTAGCCACCGCGGCAATTTTGTCAACCTTTTCCTCTAGGGCTTCTATTTTTTTTATCTTCGCATCTAAAAGGCGCATTCTCTGCGTAAACATGACGTTTAACATAAAAAAGATAGCTGCCATTGGAGTTTGGCCGTCAAGCGGTGGTGATACGGATATAACTATCCCATTTTTATCTGTTTCAAATAATGATCTAAATACATCTGATCCATATTTGTTACTTAACAATTTATAGTATTCAAATTCCTCATTTGATATGTCTATTCGCTTGTTAGCAATTGCTTTTATCAAGTAATCCTCCTTACACTTATACCACTTTTATTAAGCCTTGGTGCTTCATTATATATTCTTTTTAATTTTGCTACCTTTAAGTCTAATTCAGATTTTTGATCCGCCAATATTGGCTCTTCTCCATATTCGTATTCCTCTTCTACATCTTCCTCGGATTCTATTTCAGAGTCTTCGCTCGACATCAATACTTCTCTTCTTACTTGCTCTCTAATTTCCTCTATATCTTCAGCTTTAGATGCAGATAAATCCAAGCCACTTTCCTCTATATCCTTTGCTGTAACTCTAGCTGGCGAGCTTGGAAAGAATTCAGACATAATAAATAAAGAAATATCAAATATATCTTGCTGATTTAATTTTGTTGAAAACTCTTGATTAGATAGTTTTTCTTTTATAAGGCTTAACCTCTGCATGTGAAACTCTCCAATTAGAGCAGCACCACATGCAGGACACATATTCTTTATCAAGGAGTGTCTCATCTTGTTTGATACTGAAAATTTACATGTTGCGCATTTAATCATTTTTCTCTCCCATATACTCTTTCCATTGTTGATAATGCCAAATCTTTTTGGTCCATATATTCGTTCACCCTACATATAGCCTTGAATGGAATTCCGTCAACAAGAGCTGTTCTATATTTTTCATAATCATCTGCCCAAAGAGTCATTCCGCATGTATTTCCAAAGCTATCCTCAATTAGGTACTTAGCAAACTTCTTTCCTATATTCGCACCATTTTTTATTTTAAACTCTTTTATTTTATTTTTAATAATACCCTCAACCCTTACTTTTTCGCCAGATTCAAGCCTACCTATTGATCCAAGCGATACAACATTTGATCCGCCTGAGAAGAATCCTTTAAATGCCTCGTGTAAGCTGCCAGAAATAGATCTACCAAGGACCTCTCGTTCGTATATTAGAATGTTCTTTTTGTCCCACTCCTCTAGAGCTGGATCTATAGGGTTCATTATTTTTGATGATAAAGCTTTTATTCTATTTGTTATCTCTGAACTATAAGTTGGCTTTGAGATACTTGAGGTTTCAGAATCATCAGATTCAAATATATCATCCTCTTCTTCTAGCAGGGAAAGCTCTTTTCTTACCAGGGTATTTATTTTATTTCTATATTTCTGATAGTTATCATGCATATCCTTTCTTAATAGAGAGAATGAGTCAAGAGCTCCAGCTTTAGCTAATGATTGAATTACTGTTTTTCCAACTGCCTTACTTTCATTTCTTGCTAGGAAATCTAAGAAGTTTGTATAAGGCTGATTTACAATAATGCTTCCTACCGCCTTCTCTCCCAAACCTTTGATCGTAGATAAACCAGAAGTTATTTCTCTCTCTCCAGTTACCTTATTTAAATTTGAGCTAGAATTGACATCTGGTGGTAATAGTTTTATTCCCATCTTTCTGCATTCATCAATATATTCCTGTATCTTATCTCCATTTGGATCCTCTGAATTTAGAATTGCACACATAAACTGTGTTGGATAATGGTGCTTTAACCATGCTGTGTAATAAGATATGAAGGAGTAAGAAACAGAGTGAGAGTTTGATGTTAAAACCCCATTTGCAAGATAATACTGATGATCGGGATGATCTACCTCTAGATCATAGGTGTCAAATACTCCAACTTCTTCACATGAAATTATTTTTGACATTTGTATTCTGCTCCTATAAAATAGTTTCCGGGAATATTATTATTTATTATTTTACAAATATTATCTTTTATTGATTCAGAGAAATCATTTATACTACGATATGTAAAACAGGATTGAGATACTCTAATTAATATAAAATCATTATCAATACAAAATTTTTCAAGCTCCATATCTTTCTGTCTTATTTTTTCCAAAACTTCTTCTCCAAATATTGGATCAAAATGCTGCTTTCCATCAAACTCAACTATGATTTTTTTACTTTTATTTAAAATATCTATTTGTTTTGTATTGGTTTTATTTATTAGAAAATATTTCTTGCTTTTTATTTGCTTGTTTCTTTCAAAATCTTCGTCAATGCTTTTAAAAAATTCAAATAATTTTTTTTTCCGGCAGACTTTGCCACCTACTGTGCATTACTAGTGTACATTTTTTTAAGAATGTATCTGGATTTAGTTCCCTCCATCTTTTGAGTCGAGCAGCCCTACTTTTTTGAATATCAATTCTGGCAGAAGTTTTCTTGGCAGCTTCACTAGCTTTCTTTCTAAAAGCCTCTGTTTTATTTAGGCTGCCTAAGAGTTCGGCTCTACGCTTTCTCTCCTTTGGGTTTGCCATTATTGACTTAGATATAGACTCAGAAACTTTAGCCCTAAAGTCACTTAGATCTATACCTGATTCATTAGCTCTTTTTATCCAAGATCCATTTTCTTTTGCAACAGCTGAATATCTTTTTATAGAATTATCACAAACCAAGCTTCCGTATTTTTCACGATACTCTTCTGGAGAAATATTATGTTCTTTTTTGACATGTAGTGTTAGCTTTGCTGAAGTATAATCACATATACCACACTTTATTAAGTCTCCGTTTAGCAAAGCTGACTTTTGATACATATCACATGAAACCTTATGCTTTCTTAGGCCCCTTGGAGTTTTGCTTGTTTTTCCGCAGACACAACGATCTCCAGATCCTCCTTTAGTATCTGGTGCAGTGGAAGCATCCTCCCATCCGTTGTCCTGAATTTGTGATTTATTGTGCATGTTACTTCTTCTCCACTATCTAGTTTTATCTTAAATACTTTTAATTTTCCGTGATAATGATTTTCTTTTACGGGAATAACGATATCCTTTCCGGTTGACTCGTCCCTAGATCTGACTAGATCTCCCCTTTTTACATCTTTTATTTGTGAATTAATCCATAGATTATCTGCTCCGGCTGGTATTATACTCACCATTTCTGAAGAAATCAATGATTTGTTGAAACCATACATGCCGAAGGGCTCTATCTCCTCTTTCCATATTCTCTTTGCATCCTCATACTTCATTTTGCTATGTGACATACAATCTTTTATAAAATCTGATTCTGTTTTAAGAAGTAGCGCCTCATCCTTTCCTTTTAATTTTGTAATCTTTCTTAATGCGTCTGCCTGGTTTAGATCCCATCCAGCGCAATCTTTTGCAATGATCATCATCTGCTCTTCATAAAGAGTTATTCCATATGTTTTCTTCTGAGCCCTCTCGAGAGATGGATGCTTATAAACAATCTGTTCCTTACCAAGCTTTCTATTAACATATTGTGCTCTCTGGTCTGGTGGACAGGATGGTCTACCAAGAGCATTGATTGCTGATATTTCCTCTATATCTTTTGGCTTAATCTTCATACATAGTGGTGTTAGAGATGATTCAAGCTGAAATACTCCAGCAGTCTCTCCTCTTCCTATCATTTTATAAACATCTTTATCGGAAAAATCTATATCCGCAGTTGTTAGTTTTTTACCAGTTGTTTCTTCGATAATTTTGAATGTATCATTAATTGTAGTTAGAGTTTGAACTCCAAGAATATCCATTTTAATTAAGCCATTATCTTCACAGCGAGTCTTTTCCCATTGAGTTACTACCTTGCCGTCCTTTTCGTCTATTCTTAGTGGCGCCATCTCATATAATGGCCTGTCCCCAATGACAACTCCTGCAGCATGAACTGACCAGTTTCTTGTCAGACTTTCAAGCTTCTTTGTATACTGATATAGCTCTGGATATTTATTCATATATTTTTTTACATCATCAGACATTTTTATAGCTTCATCTACAGAAGCTACATCGGGCATTGCTGCAGTTATTGCATTTGCAATTGTAAATGCTGTTGATTTATCTCCGCCGAGCCTTAGCGATCTAGCTACGTCTTTTACTGCAACCTTTGGTGATAGAGTTGACCAATTTGATATTGATGCAACATTATCTTCTCCATATTTATTTTTTATGTATTCCTTTACTAATGAAGGGTCAGAAAAATCAGAATCTATATCTGGGAATGATTTCTTTTGTGCATTCTGAAATCTTTCAAATAGTAAATCATATTGTATTGGATCTACTTCTGTTATTCCAGATAAATATGCTACCAAAGATCCGGCTGCAGAATTGTGTACTGCAATTCCGTCAATATTATAGGAGTGTGTATTTTCAACAGTTAAGTCATGTACATTTCCTTTGTACATATATGAGCTTGAATATTTTAGTTTTATATTGGATTCAAAGATAGAGTCTATAAATGAATATGTTACAAAAATATCATCTAAAGTTAGATTTATAGCAGCAACCCATCCACGATTTTTTGTAAAAATCTCATGATCTTTTGTACACTGTATTTTACGACCATCATCAAACTCAAGCTCCACGATCTCTTCATCTATAGAATATGTTAGACAATTAATTACAAAATTAGCTGTGCCATCATGGCTTATTACGCAATCTCCTATTGAGATATCTTCAATATTTCTTGAAGAACCATTGGAAAGAATTACCTTGCTACCAGGAATAAAGCACCCTCTTGCAGGTCCGACTGGCATTCTTTCTTTTGCCCAGTTTATATAGTCAGCAACAATAAGCATATATGATGAAAAGTTTTTATCCTCCAATACTCCAAGCTCCATTTTTACTCTATCCCAATAATCTTCCTTTTCCTCTCTTGTTAAATGAGATAGCTTATCTTTAAAGCCTTCAATACACTTATATCTTAAATAAGCTTTGTCTTCTGACATGCTTAATGTTGATTTTGTTTTAGATTTCCATTCTAAAAATTCTTTATAGTCTGATT